TGATGAGTCATACTTCGTTCCAGCAGTGGTGATTGCTACAAGCATTGGCTCTAAACGAGCACCCATAGACAAAGACATTGTGTCATACAACTCTCTATTTGGCTGTGAGTGTAACTCGTCAAAGGCCACAAATGTAGAGTTTAAACCTTCTTTCGTGAACGCTTCTGACGATAGGGCTCTGTATACTGTACCTGTGCCTGGGTTATAAATAACATCTCTGAATGTTTGTAGTACGGCAGATAGTTCTGGTTCTAACTCAATCATTCTTTTTACCGTTTTAAAAATAATCTTAGCCTGATCTTTATCTGCAGCACATGAATAAATCTGACCACCGTTTACTCCAAGCAATAACTGCTCTAGTACCAGAGTCGCTAGTAGTGCAGACTTGCCTGCTTTGCGAGGTATCCCAATCAAAGCACGGCGATGTTTTAGAAGGCCATCTTCATTCTCTGCATATAAATTAATAAGCAGTTCTTTCTGCCAGGGACGAAGGATTAATTTATCTCCTACATTTCCTGCAATTGAGTCTTCAGTAATACGGCATAATGTCTCAGCAAAATCTATAACATCATATCCACGACTATTAACTTTTTCAAGTGCGGAAATTGGAGAGAGGTATGTTGGAGGCCATGATTGTATTTTCTCCATGCTTATCCCTTATATGCTAACGAGAGCCTATCCTTATCAAAATCAATATCTATAATTTCTACTTGAATTCTGCTACTAATTGCAAATTGCTCAGGAGTAAGTTTACCCATTTTAGATTGATGCACTAAGCCAGATACTAAACCAAGAGAAACAAATACTCCAAAATTAGTAATACCTGAAACCTTGCCTGTATGTACCTGGCCAATAGCCAATTTACTAAATTGAATCTTCTTATCTTCCTTCTGGTCATTCTCAATAAGGGCTTTTCGTGAGATGACAATATTGCCCTTTGCTCTATCAAATTGAATGATCTTGGCATCTACTCTTTGGCCAACATAATTAGCCAAGTCCTCTGATTTATCAACATGGAATTGAGATGCTGGCAAAAATGCTCTTAGGCCAATATCTACTATCATGCCACCTTTGACAATTTTAGTAATTTCTCCAGAGACAATTTTATCATCTGAATTCCATATGGTCTCAACAGAGTTCCATAGAATTTCAACCTCTGCCTCTTTAGTAGAAAGGACATAGCCTTCGTCATCTAGGCCTATTACAGTAGCCTGTAGAACTTGGCCTATTGAGATAACATCCTCAATATCAAATATTCTTCTGGCAGATACTTCCTTCTTTGGGATATGGCCTTCTGTCTTGCAGCCAATATCTAGAAGGACTCCTTCACGATCAATTTGAACAACTGTTCCTGTGACAATATCACCAACAAAGAACTCCTTCATTGATTCGTCTATTGCTCTTAGGAAGTCTTCTGGTGTCCCTATGTCGTTAAGTGTTACTTGTTTCATACTCAGCCCCTTGGTTTATGTCGTCTTCTTCAAATATAATCTTGGCACGATTCTGTCTTTTCTCTAACAATTTATCAATGGATGTTGCAACTCGTACCTCTGCAACTCCTAAACGAGATCTTGAAACTGGATCAAAGCCCAGTGAGGTCAATGCATCTGTGTAGGCTCTGTTAATTGCTACATATGCTTTTGCATCAGCAGGCTCTGTGGAAATCATATAACGCTCTCTAGCAGCCTCATTAGCATCAGCCAAATGTGATGCATTTTTAATTGACTCAATATCACTAACTGGACTAAGCCAAGTTATAGCCACACCCCATGCACGATTCCATAAATCTAATCCAGACTGATTAAGATTTTCTGGTGGTGCTGGTATTTCTGTTGCCATAGGCAAATGAGTAATTGTCTTTAAATCAGGCAAAGGTCTTCCACCTGGGTTTCCCATGAGTCTCTTTATCTCATTAGGCTTAGGTGGTCTTCCTGCTGTTGGTTGAGCCATTAGTTTATTTTTCCTTTTCTACGAATACCTTTTTGCAACATGGTAGACAAACTTTGTCCAAATGTCCAAAACTGATAATATTGCTATATTATACAGGAAGGGGCAGCCAGGGTAAGCAAGTATTATTCACGCTCAACTTTTGACCCATACCCAGGTTGTGCCAGGCAGGGGCAGGTGTTTTCCCTATTGTTTATGCTTATATATATTATTTATTATTAGGCTTAATTAAACCTTATTTTTTAGAACTATTACATGAGCGACACAGGACCATTATATTATCTAATGTATTTTGTCCACCATCTGCCAGGGATAAAATATGATCAGCAGTTAAATCTCTCTGGCTACCACACCTAGAACAATATGGCTGTATAGTCCTGGCATATCTTGATAACTTCTGCCATTTATAATCATATTGTTTATTTCTTATTCTTCTATTAATATCATGAGATTGTATGACTGCCGTGCACTGTCTGCAGGTTGATCCTCTTGATACCACGCCACAATATAAACATGGCGAATTAAATCTTTTCATAATGATTGTCAGTCTAGTTCTTTATCTGCTGACTGATTACACTCATCACATTCTACATCAGCATCATAGTTCTCATATTGGACTAAGGCTGCCAGGTGTGCATGGAAGGATACTAGATTAGCCTGGTTGATTCTAGTCATTAATGTTTCTATACCGTCAAAACTCATGCGTTCATCTGTCTGTAACTCCGTCATGACTGGACCTATACTCATAGTTAAACTTAACATATATATCCTTTACCCTGATTTATGGGACGGCAAGTACTGATACTATACATTATACACGATATTGTCAATGATGTCAAAGTAAACTCCTTGCCTTAGCAATAGCAGAGATATCATATAAACCATTCTTCATTGGTATATTGTGTTGCCTAACTATCTTATTAAGATCTATCTTAGATATATTCATCCATAGGCAAATGGCATCTATATCTAACCAGAAGGTTCTATTAGGGTTATTCATAGCCAGCCCTAATAATCTATATAGACTCCATGAGGTACGACACTTGTGACATGTAACACCAGCCAATAGGTTCTCTATGTCTATAACTATATGAGATCTGCACTCATCAGTAGGACATGGGATTCTTCTTGGTTGTTCTATGAACTTCTTATTACAGGCCATTCCTTTACTATGGAGTTCCTTTATTAATCCCGCAAACTCTTCCACCCAATCCTGTTGGACTGTCCATTCAAGATGGGCTAAGTGGAATGAGACTGTTGCAGCAACCTCTTTCTCCACTGTGGCTTCTCTCTTCAGTAAGGCTGGAGGAGTTAGGGACCTGCCTCTACGGATGATTGCTTCATACTTATGCATGACCCCAAGCAATTCATTAGCCATAGAGTAATCAAGGGCGTTCACATTGAAACCAATTGATCTCTCTGTGCTTACTGTACCTGAGCCTGATCTTCCTGGAGTAACGAATGAGGCAGCCCCTGATTGTAGTTCAGGTAGTTCAGTAAGGTTAGACCTTAGAGAACGATACTGAGACTTAGACAATCTACCTTCATTCATATTGTTATCCATCATTTGCCCCTGTAAGATTATTGTTTTTCTATTTGCTTGTACAAGTCTTCAACATTATTAAAGTCTTGATACTCTACTTCATCCACACCGTAGTATGCTTTCTTAAACTCTTGTATTGCAGCCAATCTATTCTTCCACTTCTGTATCTTTGGACCACATGCAAACAACACAAGCATTACAGGCCAACCAAAGAAGTATGCTAGGAAACCCCAAATCAAAACACTTCTTGCATATACAATAGCCAAGACTACTGTTAATATCATCCATACTGTATTCATTTATCTTTCTCCCATTCTTCTGTTTCTACCCAGCCAATTTCTTGCTGAGTCCTACCACAAACGATACACTCTGTCTCGTCCTTTGTTGCCGTCTTACAATCTTTACAGAAATAGATCTTGTAGATCACTCTTCAATGCCTTCTAACTCTTTTAACTTCCATGCTGGTATTGGCTTACCAAATGCTTGATAGTGCATATAAGCATAAGCCTCTGCCATTCTTTG